ATGTTGGCACAAACTGCGGTCAAACTCAAGGTAAATGTTTGAGATTTGATCAATAGGTCAAAAATGGCTTTACCTGTAGCGCAGATTTCAAACAAATCACCCCCTCCCAGTTTCCCGAGAGAGGGTGCGCGCAAATTTAGCAATTACCGAATCGCTTACGGTTTGACGATACGCTTGAGGGCATCGGTCTTGGCTGGGGTAAAGCCGTAGAGGCATTCCAGTGTGACGAAGATCTTGTTTGCGCGGGTGTCGGTGAAGCGCAGGTAGCCGAAGGTCATGCCGGTGGCTGGATCGGTGACGGCACCGGACTCTTGGTAGTCGGCCACGGGTTGCAGGTAGCGCATGGCCACGGCAACGGCACTGGAATGTGCCGCAAAGCCGACGAGCTTTTCCGCATGATCCGAGGGAATCAGAGTCGTCTCGTGGAGGTTGAATCCAGCGATGCGTTTGACCATGCCTTCTGTGACGGCAGGAGCATTCAGGTTGAGGTTGAAGCTCTTTGCCACAATGTCATCCGCCAGCATACTGGTGTAGTAACCGGAATCAAGCACGAGAGAACGTGGATTGGGCGGCATCTTGGCATTGCCACAGGCTTCACGTAAACTCAGCACCTTCTTGTAATCGAAGGCCGTAGCAGCAAGGGCAGTAATGCCAGGTGCGCCGAAGTTGGCCGTAGTGATGCAGCTAAAAATGTCCACGAGCACGTCTTGGGCCAGTTGCTGGGCGGCTGCTTCCACCAGAGTTTCAAGCACGGTCATCGCGGTCTCGGCAGATTCTTTTGCCGTCACGTGCACCGTTTTGTATTTGTGGCGGTTGAGCGTGACGGGAACCACCGTAACAGTGGAATCGGCATTGGCGGAATAGTCGCCACTGAAATCGCTCGAAGTGCTCGGGGCGCCGACCAGCGGAACCCGAACGGTATCGAGTTTGTCCGCGGGCATGGGGCTGAAGTCAGTGGAAAATGCCGTGACCGGCAGGAGGTTCGACATGAACGGCATCAGCGCACGTTGCGCCACCTTGATGTCTTTGACGTTGGTAAGAGTATTGGGCATGGTAGTGAATTAGGCTTGGTGTTTGAGAATGAGGGCTTGTTGTTCCGTGGTGAGTTTGCGCCAGAAGGCGGTCTGCTCGGAGGGATCGGTGATGGCGGCAAAACGCGCATGGAGATCGATGGCGTGGTTGGTGTCACCGGCTGGGGTGACTCGGGCGGGCATCGTGCTACCGGTGCTGGCAACGACGCGCGCGACTTCGAGTTGCAACTTGCGGTCGAAATCCCTTTGGGACGCTTCCAGTTCGGTGATTTGGGATTGCAGAGTGGTGACTTGGCCGGCTGCGGCATCTCGTTGCGCGATCAGGGTGGCGGATTGGATTTTCGCCTCGTCGCATTCTTTCTTGAGGGTGTCGATTTCGGCAGTCAGCAATTCCACTTCGCCAGTCAGGCGTTCGGTATGGGCTGATGCTTCGGTGAGGAGTTCGGTTTGTGCCTGATAATCCCGCGTAAGGTCATCGACCTGCGTGCGGGCTTCGAGGAGTTGGTCTTCGAGTGCGGTAGTCATCGCACGTGTTCCCATGTCAACTGCTGCGTGATAGACTTTTAGGCGGCGCATGGCTTCGGCGCGGTCTTGCACCATGCCTGCGAGGTTATGGCGTTGTGCCTGCTTGCCGCTGAAAGTCTGGCCTTCCATGGCCTCGGGTGGAATTGCGCGACCTTTTGCTAGAACGGCTGCATGAAATTCACCGGCGATTTCCGCGAGATTCGATTGGATCAACTCGCGTTGGTCGTCGGTGAGCGGAGTGCCTGGAGCGCCCATCGCCTTGTATTTGCCGACCGAGAAAACCTCCACCTTGATTCCTGCGGCATTTATGGCTGCCGAACGATCGACCACGGCCTGCACCACGCCGATTGAGCCGACTTGAGCAGAGGGCGTGGCGTAAATGGCTCGCGCTTGGCTGGCGATCCAGTAAGCGGCGGACGCCATGAGGCCGGAGGAGAATGCATAGACTGGCTTCTTCTTATCGAGAGATGCCACGGCCGCTGCGAGTTCCGGTGTGCCGGCCACGGTTCCACCTGGAGAATCGATGTCCAAAAACACCGCTTTGATGTCGGGACGCGAAGCTGCTTCTTGAATCGCAGATCCGATTTCCTCGGAGTCGGTTGCGCCCATTAGCACCCGGGCGAAGATGTCGGGCTTGCGGATGATGGGACCGCTGATTGATACCGTGGCCACTCCATCCTCAACGGACAGAAGGGAGCTGGATGCTTGGTCACGGACCACTGGATTGCCGAGCGCGCCGAAAGAATCCGCCGCAGCGATCATCGACCGAAGCGCATCAGGCTGGATCAGCCATTCGCGATTTTGCAGGAGGAGCGAGTTCACGCTCGGGCATGGATGTCAACGCGTCATCTCGATGCCTTCGTTCGCCTGGACCAGCAGCGTGGTCTTGTCCTTGGCGTAGCTCGCCTTCACCAGCGTCTCCAGCACGTCCATAACGTGGTTCGAGATCCGCTGCCCCAGGATGAAGCGCTGGCTCTTCGGGAAGCTCTCCACCCGCTCCAGGACCCACTTGGCGTAGGCGTACCACTTCACCACCACTTGTGGCATCTCACTTCCGGGCGGCTTCATCTTCTCAGGCTTGTGGATGGTCTCATTTTCTCGAAAAAAATCCGCCGCCTGCGGCGGGGGTAAACGCCAGCTTGGTTCCTACACAACAGCAAAGGGCAGGCCCGAAAGCCCGCCCCTGCGTTTCAAAGGACAAAGGGATAAAGGATCAAAGGGGAGAACTAGCGTTTCCGGCGGGCCAGCATCACTCCGCCTGCGAGCATCGTCAGGAGGAGCGACGTGGGTTCAGGGACACTGGCGACACGGAACCCGATGTCGTTGGCCTCGTGCGTGGGGACGGAGCCGTTGCGGGAGGATGCGCGCAGGTCGGCCTCGAGGTTGCTGAACGAGCCCCCGCGCAGCCCGCGCAACGAGCCGAAAATGTCGGAATGCACCGCGTCATTCCATTCGCGGACGTTGCCTCCTTGGTCAAAGGTGCCGTAAGAACTGCCATCACCGCTATAGCTGCCAACGTCAGTGGTTGAGCCAACTGGATTTCCGTAGTTCGCATCTGCCGTGGTGATCGTGTTCTGACCGTTCGGGTAGAGCGAGTAGGATGTATTCGCCGCGCTGTAATAGGCCGCTTTGTACCACTCATTCTCGCTGGGAAGATAGACTTGCGCTCCGATGTTCGCGGTGATGATACCGGTGTTGCCGCTCAGCGTGTAAGCTCCGGTCTCGGTGCTACCGCTACCCTGACCGTTGTGCAGCCAATTGGCGAAGCGCGCAGCGTCATACCAGCTCACGAAGTTCACCGGCTTGTCGCCCATGCTGGTGCGGATCGTGTATTTCGCACCACTGGCCGCGCCTGCGGTGTAGGTAATGCCGCCATGCGCATTGCTGCCCATGAAGGAATTGTAGACGCCGTTGGCATTGGCACCCGGCATCCACCGCATTAAGGAACGCGCCATACTGGGCGTTGGTGACTTCGTATTTGCCGATCTGGTAGGCGTAGGCCACTGCGCCATAGCCGGTGCTGTCTGCTGCATTTCCGGCATGGCCGACGGAGACGTAGTCGATCGTGACGGATGCGGCGGCGGAGGTGATGAGGGCAGCAGTGGCCGCGAGGGTGGATAGACTTTTAGCTTTCATGATGTTCATAATGGGGTGAATTTGCGTAAGACATAACTTTGTTAGCCCCCCCCCCGCGAAAGCAAGGCTAAAATCCTGATTTTGTGTGATTTCTCCGTCACGATGGCTTCCACAGCATCTCGACCGGCACGCCGTGTTTTGCCGCCGTCTCAAGAATCAGCTTCGCATCGCTGGCGCGGCGTTCGATTTCCTCACCAAAGTCAGCACCGAGTTCTTGGAAATGGTCGGATAGCGTCTTGAGTCCCATTTCCACGTCGGCGCGGTTCTGCTGGGCTTCCCGTCCCGCATCGACGGTGACCCGCTTGGGCGGCACGGAGGAGATTTTCCACCAGCCTTCGATGGGCGGCAGGAGTCCGCGGTTGATCGCGTCACCGATGATGTAGGTCCACACCGGTTTGATCAGGCGGCGTTCCAGGATCATCTGGCGGAATGAGAACCGGCGGTCGGCTTTGGCGACGATCAACCTAACACCTGCGCCGCCAATCTTACTCGAATCCGCCGCGAACTCGAACGGGATCACTCCCAAAGCCGAATCCCTTCGGAGATGTTCTAGGAAGCCGGTGAAGGTGGGAGACGGGCGGTTCGACTGGAAGCTCTCGATGGATTCGTCGGGTTTGAGGGCCACCAGCTTGCCGCCGACGATTTTCTGGAGCGTGACCGGATCACTTGGATCATTGCTGCCCGCCGCGCCACCGACCACAAAATCACCGTTGTCGTCGAGTTCGCCACGGGCGGTTTTGAGCACGCGGGAAATATCGGCGTTGTCCTTCACTGCATGTTTTTCCAACGCCAACAGCTCGATTTCATCGAGGACGTGGTTGATCGAATGCTGGATGGTGGGATGCGAACGAACGCCACCCGCCCATTCCGGCTCATGGATGTGGAGCATCGAGGTGGATGGCAGGTCGCGGGATTTCCCACTGTCCTCCAAGGCTCGATAGAAGATCGGTGCGCCCCAGGCATCGAGGCCCACGCCGTCGATGGTATCGCGTGAGCCGAACTGGTCACCGATCCGGTGGGATTCGATCAACTGGATGCGTGGTTCGCCCTCGCCATCGCGGGTTTTGTGGATGAAGTACTCGCCGTCGATGTCCATGCCCCGGCAGACGAGCGCCTGGCATTCCTCGAACGAGAATCGTCGAGTCACCTCACAGCGGGCCGACCACAGGGCGAAGTAGGCCTCGGCGGCACGGTTCCACTCAGGGTCGAGTGATTGCGCCTGCACACGGATGCCGTCGCCGGTCGAGTAGATGGCCATGTTGGCGACCAGTTCGCGGACGAAGCCTGAGTTCTTGTGAAGGTAGCGCGACTTGCGGACTAATTCCGAGCGCACACCTGGCGTGAGTTCGTGCCGAGCGTCCGTGGGTGCAAACCCCGGAACCAATCCACGGCGAGACGACCAGTTGGCAGACTCGAAGGGTGATCCCCATGCCTTGGGGACGAGAACCGGCGGCAGCCATTTGAGGGCGAAGGATTTGAGCGGATTCATTTCGAGAGGTGGCCGGAGATGAAGGAAGCGGCGACGGTGCGAGGTTTGCCGTAAGTGGCCGGGTCGAGAATCCGCAGTGCGTGGGCGCATTCCTCAAGCACCTGATCGACGGGCATGGTGAACTGCTTGGTGGCAGAACTGCCCGCCTCGTTCCAGGTCATGAGGGTTTTGCCCTCGATAAGAAATTCCTTCGCCCGCGACTGGATGGCGAGCACCTCGGAAATCGTGAAGCCGGTGATGAAGAGTCCGCGTGCCATGAGTTATTTACCTTTCCACGTGGCGTTGCGACCACGGGTGTCGATGTGGACGAAGCCGGACGATGGGTAGAGGCCGAGACCTCCCACAAACCTCCCAGTCTTGCGCCATTCGAGCAGCCGGTCATAGACGCGCTGTGGGCTGATGCCGTCGAATGCGATGTCGAGAGCGGTGAACTCAAGATGCTGACTGGATGATGCGCCACCGACCGCCTTGTTGTAGCCGGGCGAGCGGTAGGAACTCAGGATGGTGCATGACTTGCCAAACGAATCACGCAGCTCGTCCACGATGCGAAGAGCGGGCACGATGTTTTTCCAGATGCTGCGCGGAGGGATGCTGTTTTTCGCTCCCTTGCGCTCACGGGCAAAGTAGTTGGTGAACTCAGCCGTCCCGAAGTTTCGAAATCTCTGGGCAGCAAACCAATCACTGAACGTGTTCATGGCTTACTTGGAGGTGCGTGGTTCGACGATGATTTCAACGCGGCCGTCAGGGCGAACCTTGATCACGCCGTCCTTGCTGATGAACTCGCCGGTGATTGCAGGTGGCGTGGCGCATGAGGCGAAAAACGGGACGGTCAGAACACCCATCGCCAAACAGAACAGTCCAACCTTGAACGATTGGTTTGGCTTGCCGTCGTCAAACAGATCGCCGAGCACGACCACCAGTTCTTTCACGGCGAGCGCGGCGGGACCGGCGGCAAGCAGGTATTTTGCCATCGTCGGATCGAAGAGCTGGGCGATACCCGCCAGATCCAGTGCGGCGAGCGTGGACATTCCAGAACCAAGGAACGTGAGGAAGCGGAGGATGGTTACGGTCTTCATGCTCCCTCGTCCGGAGTGTCAACCGGGGCGGCGGCAATGGATTCCCGGCCGACGATCTTGAGCATGGTCGCCGCTGTCGCCTGCATGGACTCACAATCAAAAAAGTGATTCGGTCGCGAGCCGATCTGCTTCCACATCCAGTGACCCTTTTCCTTGATCCGCTGCTCGCTTTCGAGCTGCGCAAGATAGTCGTCGTCGATGTCGTCGGGGACCTCCCAAGTCGGCCCCTGAGCGGGATCTTGGTTGCGGCGCAGGCGGGCGAGCGTGTCTTTGATATTGAGGTTGCTCCAGTAATGGACGTGGCAGGACTGGCGATGCGAAAGCACGACCTTGCGCCGGGGCGAGTAGAACCGTTGGACTGTTTTTCCATCGCGCCCCTTGTGCGCATAGACTGGGCGGCGGTCGCCAATGAGCGCGACCCATCCTCGCTTGGCGCACTCACGATAGACATCGTAGGTCGCATAGCCGGCATCGAGAAACACGAGGCTCGGGTGAACATCAAAGCGTTCCTGTAAGACGTCGATGTCGGTGAAGGTCAGGATGCGCTCGTTCCACATGAGGCGGCTAGATCCCTCCGCCGACCATGAGCGCACCACGGCGAACAGGTGGTCCATCTGGCAGTCCACTGTGATGAAGCGCAGCGGGATGAGGCCGTTGCGCTCGGGCAGCGGGGCGGCAATCACACGTCCGCTCTTCGGCTCAATCGCGCCCTCCTCTTCCCATGTCTCGCCGCGCTTGTAGCCGGATTTGACGATCTCCAGCTTGTAGTCTTCGACGTATTCGCGCCACGGCAGACCGAGCCGCTTCTGATAGAATTGTTGGAGCAGTGAAACGTCGCCCTTGCGCGCCGATGCCTTGGCCCGCAGGTAGAGTTCGGCGAGTTGCCCCCAACTCATCGCGCACAGCGCGTTCCAGTGAAATCCGACGTTTTCCTTCGAGGCTTTCGGATTCTTGGCGACGAACGCTCCGGTCGCATTGAGTTCACGCCGTGTCCGCTCGCCGTCGTTGAAGTAGTGGTTGCACGACTCACAGCGCATTGCCGTGGTGCGCCGGACTTCGTCGAAATCCCATTCACCGAATTCATCCCTGGCCGACTTGCTCCACTCGACGCATTCCCATTTGAACGGTTGGCGATGTCCGCACTCGGTGCAGGCAAACGTCCATTCGCGCTGGTCAGTCGTTTCGAATTTGCGGTGCGTGTCGTCATCCTCCTCGCCGCCTTGGCTCATGAATATGCACTTGCCCAGCCAACCGAATGCCGTAACGCGGGCCTCCGCTTCCGCCATGTGACCCTGGGGCCAACGCCACGTTTCATCCCCGATGAGCCAGCGGATCGAACGTCTCTGGAGGTTAGTCTTGTTGTGCGCGCCCAGAATCCAGAGCGTCATTCCATTGGTGAACTGGATCGCGTTGTTCTTGCGCTTATGACGGTGAACGCCCGTCGGCATCAAGCGGGCCACTGGTTCGCATTGATCAAAGAGCTTTTGCAGGCGAGATTCGGAATAGTCGCGTGCATCTTCATCAGTCTGATCGAGCCACAAGGCAGGCCCGGGTAGGTTGGAAATGATGTAGCAGAGCGTGAGCTCAGGGGCGGTCGTCTTGGATGACTGGACTGAAGCGATGATCGAAACGAGGCGAATGCGCGGATCGACCAAGGCCTCCATCACCTCGCGAATCCATGGCGAGTTTTCCGAACGAAAGCGACCGGGATTCGGTGAGTATGGAATCGCCTCGATGTGATCCTCGCACCACTGCCATGCAGGACGACGGTCGGGTGGTTGCCATGCTTCACGCCAAATTTCCTTGAGGACATTCATGCCTCTGCACGAACGTCAACGCGGCATCAGCCTTCATGAAGGACTTGCAGCACCTCATCAATCGCACGACGACACTCTTTCTGGATGCCAGTCGCATCGAGCCCCGAGAGGACCGGAGGCAATTCAGATTCGAACTTAGCGCGCAGAATCGAAGTCGCCTGGGCTACCTGCCCAATCCATTCCTCGCGCACCTTGGTCAGCGCGACGTATTCGCCCTTCTTCACAGCAATCCGAAGTTCGCGTTCTTCGACCTCGGCGAGCAACTTTCTCGCCTTGAGAGCTTCCTCGTTTCCGACCGGTGCCTT